TTAAGTTTAGTAAGTTATTAATTCTGTTTCCTGGCGCCGGCGGCTTCGGGTTCTGCGTGCACGGTAAATGTCCTGATCGTAAACTGCGGCCATATCGAAGATGAATATAATTAGCAAGGCGAAACCAATTATTCTCCTTCTCAATTCGGCTATTTCGCGGTCGATATTAAACTGTACACCGCAATACCACAGTACCAAATCAGAAACCTTATTGAATCCAAGTTTTTCATATACGTTTTTAACTATAGTTTCAACTGTATAGATTGACCGGTGAGTATCATAGGCAACTTCTTTTTTGGATTGCCCCAGCGCTATGCGTTCGGCAATTTCCCATTCCGATTTTGACAATGTAGTTTCCATTATTCAAGCGTTTTTTTTGCAAGTTCCGGAAGTTGTTTAATTTCAGCAATCATTTCGATGGCTGTTTTGAATACCTGAATTTGTTTAAACTTCAGTTCTTCGACTGAAGCCTGGGCGAATGTGTCATACACTGTTCGCACTCCTACTCCGGCCCGTTTGGCCAGTTCGCTGATCATTTTCCGTTCGCTCAGAAAATCTCTCATTTCTTTTAGTTGATTTTTTTCACTCGAATTACCCATAAATTTGTATTGTTTGACTATATTTGCGGGATGTACTTTTGCGGTAAGTGTGCGGTAAGTGTGCGGAATGCCGGCAAAACACATCAACACCGCAAAAATAAGAGAAATATTTAAGCCATGCAAGAAAAGAACAAAGAAATTTCTATTATTAAGCAAAGAATTATTCAATATCTTGATTTTAAAGAGATTTCAAAATACAGATGCTATGCCGATACAGGCATTTCCAACAATGTTTTATCCCAACCTAATGGGATAAGTGAGGAAAATCTAATCAAATTCCTACGAATCTATGATGATATAAACCTCGAATGGCTGCTTTTCGGAGAAGGATCTATGCTTAAAGAGGCAAAAACAGAGAATTATCTTAATGAGCAAAAAATGCAGATGCAACAATCACTCCCGGAAATTACTCCGGACTTCTTGCTAAAACGATACGAAGAGCTGGTAATAGAAAACAGTGAGCTTAAGAAAAAGCTCACTGAAACTAAAAAAAACGAGCTGTCAGGACTGCCCGCTTATTCACCCATTACTCCGATTGCCGAAGAACCGGCTCAATTAATTGTAGACAAAATGCAGACAGATATACAGAAATAGACAAAATAGACAAAATAAATAGCTTGTATTATCAGGTGTTTTAGAATGCATAGAGTTTCCCTCCAGCTCCACTAAAAATTTCATAAAGCACCGTTAATCAAGCGATTAACGGTGCTTTCGTCTTATAAGATAGTTGTCTACAAAATCAAAAAATACACCTATTTTGCTAAATATCAGCATATTACAACACACTATAATATACAAATATACACGTATGCCTCGAAAAAAGACTATAATCGTATTTCCACACCTGAACGACTGCGCTGGCGACCTATCGAAAAAATGGTATGTTGAGTGGCAATACCACTTGCCAGGCGAAGAAAAACCGAAGCGTGAGCGTAATTATTCGGATATTAACCTGCCTACTGCAGAAGCAAGGTATAAAGCAGCCGAAGCTGTTATTGCCGAAAAAACGGAGTGGCTAAAAGCCGGGGAGCACCTTAAGGGCAACCCAGCAAGGGTGTACGAAGATGAATTGCTTTACCGCAATGAGGCGAAAATGTATGGCCGTGATAAGAAGTCGGTAACTACGAGCCGTACGCACTTAAGCGATTTTCTGTTGTACATACGGGAAAAGGTGAACACAAAATCGTACGAAAACTATGTCTCAAAGCTCCGGATCTTCAACGCATGGCTCGACAAAATGAACCTTTCGCATCTTCATATTAAGAATTTAAAGCGGGAACATATTATCCAATTTGCTACCTACCTATCAGCTGATCAGAATTTGGCCAGACTATCGATAAAAAAGTATATACAAATAATCCACACTTTCTTCGATTTCGAATTAGAGAAGGGAGTGATCAGTACCAATCCAGCAGTAAAAATACCGGCACTGGGCCGGATTGTGGATGAGGCGGCAACTCCTTTTGAAATCGACGAAAGGAAGCGACTAAAGGCAGCTATTGAGACCACTGATCCCCAGTTGTGGCTGGCATGTGAGATACAGTACTATTGTGCAATACGGCCGGGAACAGAACTGCGACTTATGAAAATAGGATGGGTAGATTTTGACCGGTCAAAAATCCGGATCCCGTCTGTAGAATCAAAAAGCCGGCGGGTCGATGTGGTTGATGTCCCGGAATTCCTGATTGAAAAATTACGTATGTACAAAGCATATGATAAAAATCTGTATTTGTTTGGCAAGTATGGCCAGCCCAACCAGGAACCGGTTGGCAAAAACACATTACGAAATCGGTTCAACCGGTATCGCGAAGCATTGAACATCCCGGAGGATCGGAAATTTTATTCCTGGAAACATACCGGCGCTATACAGCTGCTTGACAACGGCATTCAGCCCTATGATTTGAAAGAGCATCTCAGGCACCGGAGCTTCGCCACAACTGAAATTTACATAAAGAAAAAAGCGGGAAACACTTCGAAGGTGATATCCCGCTTTTCCTCTGAAATTTAATTTTTCATGCGATAGAAATAGCCGGTAACCATGTTGTTTTTCTGCTTATTTTTAACCCTTTCAAACCTTATTGGTATATAGATTTGATGTTGATGCCTGAATAAATTACTGGTTGATAATGCCAATTGTTCAGGTATGATAAAAATATATTCTACCGTGTTATCATACTTTTGATTTTTAAAATATCGCTGGTAAATACCATCTGCACCTGTAAGACGAAGCGTTAGTGTACATACTTGTTGATACTTATTTGTTATCCAGTCGTTAAACGATGTTTCAAAATTAATTTTATCCGGATTATTAACCAGCTCTGCTGGCATAAAAAATTCGGGCATATTGTCAACATAGGACATCGGAAAATCGACTTCAATATCATACAAATTAACCATACCGGAAAAAACCCCAATTTCAATCTTGTTTTTTCGGGGTAATGTTTCGATTGTTGATTCTACCGCGGAAAGCATTAATTGAGAGCTTGCAGTATACAATGTGTAATTCTCAAACGGAAGCTGATAAGGGCATGCAACAACACGTTGACCTCCCCCCTCTTCGTAAAGCGTAAATTCTGTTTCGTCATAAGTATAGGAAAGTGGCGATATCCTTAGCACGGTAGGATTATTGCTATCGCCGTATTGCTTAAACTTATTTACATAATTACATGCACCATCAGTTCCGGGAATGAAAATACGATAGGTATTCAGTGCCGGGGACGGTGTAAGAATGTATTCGCGATCATTATTTGTTGTTTTATGAATAATTAGTTTGTTAAATTGTGATTGAGTAACATAACTTTTCAATGCTAAATTATTAGCATAATCAATTTTCTGACTTACCCGGATTACTTCCGGATCCAGTTTCTGGTACTTATGATATCCATCTTTTGACAACTCATAGGCAATTGATGTAATGTCTGATTCATTTTCTTTCAAATCTCTTTCGAAGCTGTCAGATACATTTTTCAGATCAACTATTGATTTGCCGTCAATATGCGATTCTATATTAAGAATATAGCATTTCTTATTATCCGAAATGTAGAAAAACACATTAAATAGCTCTTCAATAGCGCTTACAAACTCACCGATACTAATATCGGGAAGTGCATCAGAGTATTTCAACGAATTCACCTTCGATGTAATGAATAGTTGATTTGCCAGCTGATCATCTGTCAATGCATTATATTCAAGTTGATAGCCGAGTAGTTCAGGAAGCATTTCGATATAATGCATCAGATAGGGTTGCATCTGAATATTATCTACCGATTCAATTACTGCCGGCACAGACGGCCACCAGATCCCGACGTGATAATGATTTGCAATCAGATTTGAATACTTAACCGGCACGCAACAGAACTTGTTAAACCCGATTTGCACCTCACCGGCCATAACCGGTCCATATCCGGGGTTTTGTAATGTGAACATTGCCCTGGCAAAATCAATAGCTGTCTCGGTACCAAAATCAAGTTCCCATATTTTGCGTACTTCTTTCGACAAGTAATTCAGTTCTGAGTTACCGGCAACAAACTGGAAAGTAAGCGATGAATCGGATGATTTTGGCAATACAACGGCCTTTCCATTAATTGCCCTTAAATCGTCAATCATTACAGCCGATGCAGCCTTTACGATTGTGGTATTATTAAGTCGTTGAGGAATGCCAAACGCAATTGCATTTTGAGGTACCAGAAGTGATATTGTGATGTCGTGACTGAATTCTCCGTTACGTGTTATTACAGGATTTTCATCTATTACTGTAATCGACAGGTCTTCTGGCAACACTAATTCGATATTATTAACTATGAATTGAATCATATTCGTTTTGCGTTTTTGTTGATTTGATCATATAATTTTTGAGCTTCGTCGATGCCTCCCCTACCTGCTACGTAAGTTCGTGCTACAATTCCATCCTTCAGCAAATTGAACAACATGACAAGTAGCGATTTATTCTCCTTTAGTAGTTCCAGTATTTCCGTCTGATCAGTTGCAGGAGAATTACCTGCCGATATTGGAGCTACGGATGAAGAAGTAAAACCACCATTGGCAAAACCGGTTGAACCGACTGTTTGAGCAATCATGCGCCTGTCGATTCGTGCTACCGTGTTTGTTTTCTGTGCATAATCTACCAGGTTAAACAGACGCCTAAGGTCGGTATTACGAACCGCCTCCTGGTTAGCTACGAATTCGCCGGCATGAACTATCCCGCGGGGCTCATACTTGCCACCGGGATCGGTAAAACCACCGGTCCACAGATTTTTCACCTGCTGCCGTTGCTGGTTGGCCAGTGCCAATTGGGCAACTCCCTGCATTCCGGTAAGAATTTGAAGCGGTAAATTAGGTGCTGCCTTCATAATTGCCAGAGCGGTTTCCGAAATAATTTTGGCCACGGTAATCCCGAAGTCAAGATCTGCATATTTCTTCTTAACCTTCTTTTTTTCCTCCTCCATTTTTTCTTCCAGGGCAGTAGTGTCTTCACCGTTCTTTTTTGCAGCATCAATTTGCTTTTTGTACTTATTTTCAACTGCCAGGGTCTCAGCTTCTACAATTGTAGAAATTACGTTAGAAGCTACATTTGCAATATCAAGCACCTTTTCTGCAAGATCGGTTTCGTCGGCATATATTTCTTCCCAATATTGCCGGGTTATATTCTGCACATTCTCCAGGTATTGCTTTCGGCCAATTATACCGCTATCAAATTCCTGCTGATTATGTTTCAACGATTCATCGGTAAGATACCGGTTTATTTCGTCCTGGTTGCCCTTGTAAAGCGCTGCCAGTTCCTTCAGGTATTCAGATTCCGATCTTAACCCTTTTTCGTGAAATTGTTCAAGTATTTTCAGTCGCAGCGCTAATGTATATTGCGTTGTATCAATAAGCTCATCTTCTTCTGCCGTTGCTGCCCCCGGTAGTTTGAGAAGCTCATCCATTGCCTTTTTATGTTCGGCAGCTTGTTTTTCGTCATTTTGCTGTTGCTTTGTAAGTGCATTGGACAGTTCCAGTTCTGCATCAATCGAATCTTCACCTGATTTCTTTAACAGGCTGATTTTATTATTCAGGTAATTGATATTAGCCTGTTCAGAAAGCGTGTAATACAGCTTTTCGGATATAAGTTTAGAGCGGAGTAGTTCCTGAAGCAATAGAAGCTCTTTTTTATATTCCGTTTCGCCTTTAGCCAGTGCCGTCTTTACACCTCCTGATGAAGTTACCACTACTTTATTCCATTTCTTTCCATCCCACTCGAATAGTTCATCGTCTATAAACTTCTGATCGCCTTTTTTAGGTCCATCCGGAGTGACTGTATTTACAGTTGAACTTTTCATTTCATTTTCCAGCTCCTTAATTGCCGCAACAGTTTCTTCCAGGGCTTTAGCTGCATTGGTAGCATTTGCCTGCAACACTTTTAATTTTCCTTGTGTTGTTGCCCCACCGGTCATTGGGCCATAGGTGTTTGCGCTGGCGAATCCAGAATAGTCTTCCGCTTCTTTTTTTGTCGATGCAGCTTGTTTTTCCTGTAGTCGTTTGGTGCGGATCAGTTCTTCGAGCTCTTCCTGTACGGCTTTGAGTTTGATTTGCTTTTCGAGCGACTTAAGGTATTCATCAATTGCCGTTTTATTGTCGTTAATTAGCTTTCCTTCCTGATTAATCATACCGTTATACCCGGGGATGATTTCCTTTAGCTTCGTTATTGCTTCAAATCTTTCGGCGTTCGACAAATTTTCGTTTTTAATTTTCGAAACGAGTATATCCACATTTGAGGCTTGTTCCTGGAATGCGTCTTGAGTTTTTTTCTGAATATCTAGTTGAGAACGAACCGACTGCGAAACTGCCTTGTTTGCCGAAACAAGTTTGTACAGCCCTACTGTAATAGCGGCTATTGCTACTCCTACTGCCACGTACGGATTCAACTTCATAGTTGCGAACATTGCCTTCATTGCAGCATTTGCAGCCACAACTGAGCCGGTAAGGTATCCTACAGCAGCCTGATGAAGCAATGTAGCTACCGTGTTCGCCTTTGTCCAGAAGTTCTTAACCTTTTCGGAGGCAATTAATGCCCAGTTTGCGATTCTGGCAGCGTTTGCTGCCGCTGTATATGCAAGCATCACACTAACCAGCGTGAGCAACAGCCCCTTATTCTCTCTTAACCATTTGGGCAATTCAACCAGCACTTTGATAAACTTTGTTCCAAAATTGGTAGCAGTAAGGATTGCAGGATTTAACGTGCTTACAAACTCCATCCCGGCTTCGTTGAGTTTGTTTTTTGCCTGCGCCAGTTTGGCCGCCATGGTTTCGCTGTTGATAGAAGCTTGCTCAAGCGCGACACTAGTACCTGTTACTGCTTCAGTAAAATATTTAACACGTTCGGTCTCCGATAGCAATACAGCTGCTACGTTATAACCTTCTTCCCCGAACATCTTTTTAATTTCGGTTGCCGAAAGCTGTTTTTTAGCCAGGTTATCCAGGGCTTTATCAAGTCCTACCACCTTAGGATTAGTATCGTCAGCCCCGGTTTGCAGGGTAAGGAAGAATTTCTTTAGACCGGTACCAGCAATTTCATCTGTAATCCCTTTTTCGGCCAAGGTCTCAATAGTTCCAACCAGCGCTTCGATGGGGATATTGGCCTGGGCAGCTGCCACCCCTGAGCGGAGGATAGCAGAAGTCACACTCTCCACATTAGCAGCACCAAATTTCGAACCGGCAGCCAGCACGTTGGTGTATCGGCTTACATCCCTGGCATCGGCCGAATACTGGTTCATGGCCATTGTGATACCTTTAACCGCATCGCCAAGTTCCATTTTCGAAGCTTCGGCAAGTATAAGCGTTTGCTCTGTAACTTCTTTTAAAGCGTCTCTGTTCTCAAGTAATTCAGGCTTTGCAGAGCCAACAAGGGTGTAAGCATCAACAATATCTTTACTGGATTTGCGGATCCGGATTCCGCTTTCGGAGAGTTCTGTACTGAGTTTACGGGCTTCCTCTGTCAGCCAATTTATATCATCTACATTTAGCCCGGTAAGCGCCTGCAGGTTGGCTTTTGAGTCTTCAAGCTCTATTCGATCGTCCGAATATTTTTTAAGCGCTAATGTTACGCCTGTAAAGGCTGCGAATCCGGCGGCAATGGATGAAAAATACTTGTTGAATCCGTTTGCAAATTTGCTTATCCGGCTTTCGCCAGCTTGCATTTCGGCGTTAATGGACCTGATTTCTGCACGCACTTTCTTCTGTGCTTCTACATTTTCGCGCCACTCCTTCGAATTTCGTTTAATGTCGCCACTCCTGAGTTGTGCATTGAGCCTTTTTTGCGCCGCTTCCAGGTCTTTTAGCGATGATCCGGATAAGTTGTCAAGTACCCGCTTAACGTCGAAGCTCTCCTTGTTCAGCTGTTTCATCTCGCGTTGTGTCTTCTTGAGCTCCTTCGAAAGCTTATCGTAGGCTTTGCCATCACCGGCTTTGTTAGCCTGAATTAACTGTTCTTTTAGTGCCCGTGCCTTTTGTTCCAGGGCTGTCATTTCCTGCTTTGCCTGCTCACCGTTTACGATTACGGTACTCGTTGCTTGTTCGTTTTGCATATATTGGGAATTTATTAATACAAATAAAATCCCTTATTAATAGCTCAAAAAAGACAAAGCGCCCGAACTTCACAGCCCAGGCGCTTTTTCACACTATAATTTAATACCATGAAAAACTATCTATCAATCTACATAAATTTCGTTTATTTCCACTTCGCCACATTCGGAGCTAACAATTTTTTCTTTACGTGGCTTCCAGAACTGCCACCATCGCCGGTTAACGTCGATATTGTAAACCGACACTTTAGCTTCACGCCGGGTGATCGCCACCGATGGTTCCGGATCGGTTGATAATATAAATCCTTCGAAACTGATACAATTACGTTCGGTTTTAAAGACCGTTTTATACAGCTGTCCGCCGGGGGATGGAGTGGGTAGATATACCGGAACTCCCCGGGTGATCGGCAGGAAAGTGGTATCTGTGTCGATGATTGTCACCCGGGTAGCAATTATGCGCTCAAGTTGTGATATGCGGATGTTTCGTTCGTTCAAAATACTGTCAACGTACACAATTGTACTATTTTTCTTTTCCAGCTCTGCTTTAAGCTCCTTTTTGGTGAGCTCGAGGTTAGAAACCTCACGGCCGTATTGATCAATATTTTGCTTTACGCGGGAGTTTTCCTCTTTCAGCATCATGTTGTTATGAACCAATGCCGCTGTAATGCCGAGCAGCAGCACCGGCACCAGGATCCAGATTAAGTCTTTAATCGTTTTCATAGGGTTGAGTATTTTTTGAACGCTCGCTTCATTGATTCGTCGTAAGGCTCACGACCGTATTTTCGTGCAATATCCATGTAGCCGGCACCATTGTAAATTGTAGCTACCAGGTGCCAGTTACGTGCCTGAAGGGCTGCCAGGAGCCGGTTATCCGTTACAATGAACATGAACAATTGCTGAACCTGATTGTGAAGCCCTTTTTTTGCATAATCCCACATTTCGCCCACTGAATCATATCCCAGTCGGGCCCAGTGAAATCCCATTATCTGACCTAAACCAATGGAGGTTGCCTCCATGGCTGCATTGCGATCAATGCGAAATGCATTGTTAAAAGCTTCCCATTCTTTTCGCTGTACATCTACTTTGTTAACCGACCAGGCTCCGGAAGGTGCATAGGGTGCTTTGCGACGGAACCACACCGGTTCGAATTGGATAAGTATCTTACCGGTTTTGTCGTCGAATCCCTTACTACCGCTTTCCACTTCGATAAAGGCAGCAGCCAGGCGCCAGTCAACGTCAAATTCCCGGGCGACTTCTTTAATTATTTGAAGGAGATTGTTGTTCATTTTCAGGATTTTTATCAACGAAGTTTTTCAAAAGTGGTAAATTCTTCAATATCTCAAGCCCAAGGATGTAATGAATGAATGATATCCCACGTGAAGAAGGGAATAGCCGCTTAAGATTCTTAGTCCAGTTTGCCACATAGAAATAAATCATTCCCCAGGTTATAGCGCTTAGAACTTCAAAAACCCAACCTCCGTCCTTCATTTTGTCGCCGATCACGAATAGCGACGCTATTATTACCAGGTAAGTAGCAAGTTCGCCAAAAGCCCGGAACGCCTTTTTTAGGTCGAGTTGTTCGTTTTGTTTTAATATACCGGATAAAATTCCAAAACCAAACGACAGAAAAAAGGCGATCGTTAGCCCGGCGATAAGGCCATGAATTGGTGTAAAATAAAAAACCATTGAACTGAGCCACCCCATGACTGTGTAGTAGCATGCTTTAATTACGCTAGATTCCATTTCGTTTAAAATATTAATTTATGAATAATCAATCCGGCCACTATCCCCAGCCCATCGGCTAGTATATCTCCCCAGCTCCACCGGTTACCCTGGGCAAACATATCTCCAACCTCCTTTCCTATCGCGATCCCTACTGCCAGGTTGTAATTTCCGAAAAAAGCAGGAATAAAACATGCGATAAAGTGAAATGCTTTGTCGGAAGGAATAAAGTCAGGCAGCAGCGCACTGACTTTATTCAACACATTTTCAATCAACTTGCGCATGGTACTCGTCAAAATCGGCGTAAATCTGCTCTTTAATTATCTTCCGATTAGCCAGGTAATTCAGGTAAGGAATCTTATCTGTTTCATCCAGCAGACCCAGTTCGGCCGCGTTGTAGTCGTTCATCAGCTTTTGCTCAACTCCATTTCCGTACAAGTCTGCAATTACCTGACGAACCATTTCTTCACGCGTGAGGTGATTAATCTGAAATTCGTCACAGGTGTACGAAATTTCTCCTTCTTCGCTCACTTGTTTGACAATGTTCATTCGATACAGGAAGGTACCATTGCCAACCGGTTGGATTTTAGCTGGCAAGTCTTTGTAAGATGCTTTCATAATGTTCTTTTTTTATTAATTTATAAACTAGTTTTTTCGAGTTAGAATACTTGCACCAGCCCAGCCATGGCGCCAGGTGCATGGTGTATTGCTTTGTCGACATTTGTCGACGATTGATAACGGCCGCTTTGCGAACAAAATTCATCTTTATTGATTTGCGGATCCGCGTTTCGTTTCGGTAAAAAACATAACCTACGAAGTCCAGCCCACGGCCACGGCCAGCGCGGTGATGGTCCGCAATCGGGAAAATCTGATAGTTTGATTTAATTTCAAGTTTCAGTTTCTCATCAAGGTACTTGCGAACTGCAGCAAGAATCTCGTGTAATTCTTCTTTTGTGGCTGCAAAAAAAGTCATGTCATCCGCATAGCGGAAGTAATACTTTACCTTCAACACTTCTTTAATTACGTGATCCAGATAAGCCAGGAATAGATTAGCAAAATATTGCGACAGATAATTACCGATCGGCACTCCCATGGCGCTTCTGATTATCTCACACAGAAGGTCCATTGTCGGAATGCATTTTATTTTTCGCTCCACAATTTCCTGCATAATTGCGTGATTAATCGACGGGTAATACTTCCGGATGTCGATTTTCAAGCAATAGCGGGTATTTTCAGGATCGTTTTTTATCGCTTTTTTTACCTTCTGCATGGCGCCATTTATGCCCCTGCCTTTGATACACGAATAAGTATCAGCGGTGAATACCGACACCCAGATCGGTTCGAGAATATTCATAATTGCATGATGAACAATCCTATCCGGATAATAAGGCAATCGGTAAATTTCCCGTTCTTTTGGTTCGTAGATTTTAAAAACGTGGTATTCCGAGGTTTTAAATTCCCGTTTTTTCAGAATTTCGTGCAAACGCAGTATGTTTTCTTCCCGGTTACGATCGTGCAGGCGGACTCCGTAAGAGTTTCGTTTTCCCTTGCGTGCTCTCTCGTCTGCCAGTCTGAGGTTTTCGAGTGTAATTATTTTTTCGTATAAATTACCGATTCGTTTCATTTTTACTTTGTTTTTCGTACTAGGAGTCTTCGCCCTGGTGGCTACCAACACCGTTTTGAATTCTATTTTTTGCCCTGTTGGCAGGGTCTCTCCGGCGCTGAGAAAAAAACATAGGTGGGAGCTGATATTCGCATTCGTATTCGAGGGGGTGTTATTCGAATTCGCATAGACGAAGCCTGCATTCGCGCTGTTATTCGCATTACCGCTAAGCAGGAACCCGCTCGCCGGAGACAACCTTTTTTTGATTTTTTATTCTAAAAAATATCGGTTGCCAATAGCACGAAGCGTTACCCGGCGCGGGAACTTGTTCATCTCCTTCACCCGTTGCAGTATGTATTTAATTTCACCGCTTCCGGTGAAAAACTTACGTGCATCCGCTTCGGGGTCTTCCAACTTGAATTTAATCTTAGCCAGCATCCGGTCCGATCCATATTTCGTTTTCACGTCCGGAATGATGTCGACGATGAAGAAGGTTGTATTAATCAACCGCTGTTGACCAATTTCCGGGCAGTTGAAGTGCCGGTTATTTTCGTCCCTGGGAATTCCCAGGGACGAAAGAGAGCCATCATCAATACTATTATCATCCATAACACACTAATTTTGAGGAATAAAACAAAGGCGGGAGCCGAAATACGCACCCGTATTCGAGGGGGCGCTATACGAATACGCAGAGACGAAGCCCGCAACCGCGCCGTTATTCGCACCACCGCCAAGCAGGAACCCGCGCAGATTGGTGCCAGAAGCCGGGATGGCAGTATAGTTATAGTCGCAAAAGTGGGTAGTGCTACCTGCTCCATTACCGACAACTAACGGTGCAATATCGCCTTTTACACCAAAAATCACCTCTTTTACGTAATTTTCAGTACGTGCCATCAGTCCACGCATTTCATAATTTGTGTAATTTGCATCGTTCCAATGAGCAGGATTTTCAGATACATACACTTTAGAAGTACCACCGTCGGCTTCCGATTTTATTTCGATATTAGCACCATCGGCCCATTTCCAGATATGGCCGAACGGCATTTCAATACCCCGGTACCTGTTAACCTTACATACCGTTCTGCTCTGTACAGTCCAGTAAGCCGTGTTTGTTGTGTCAATTCCCGTACAAGCCTGAATACAACGATACAGATTAGCTCCTACCGACACGTAATTATCAATTACATACCCGGTAATAGGTGAATATTCGCCCAGGTAATTAGCAGCTCCGAAACTATCAAACTGGAATGGAACGGTATAATCAACTTCACCTGTTCCATTGCCAAGGCTATTAGACCAGCCGATCGGAACGAATGGATATGTACCATTAAAAGCGGTCCATTTAGTTGAATTTACACCCGTAACACCAGAACCAAGGCCACCCTGACGGAATCCGGAAGCATCCAGCACCGGGTTAACTGCTTTCTGCGAATCCAGCGTGGCAAATTCGATAGCAAACAGCCAGTACAGGTCTTTATTCATCGTGTAGTCAATTATGTTCCACTCCGTTGTGGCCGGTTTGCGGGCCCGTGCATAGGTGCGGAACTGAGTGCGCGAAAGTGCAGTAACGGGGCGCTGGAGCAGGGTATTGCTCAGTGCGTCGAGGGTTGCATTATTATTACCACCGCGGTATTCTACGTACGAATTTGCAACAGAACAGAGCACAAGATCAACACGGTTGAGCGATGCTTCGTAAGCTGAAATATACCTTTTTTTACGGAATGAATAACCAGGTACCGGGAACTCACTAATCATCACACGACGTTTAGTGCCATTTGTGATATATTTCGCATAATGAGCAGGTATTTCGACCATCACATTACCGCGATTACCGGTAAGGTCGTGCGCCCCCCAGTTTTGCGGGTTCAGGTATTCCACCACATCACCATTGTTGTTGAGCAGGCATGCCAGCATTCGGTTCTGGATAGGAAGCGAAGCGTGCAAGTTCAGATTTCCAACGCGGGTACAGGTCGGTGAAGTTACCGTTGTGTCGAATTCAATGCCGTATGCTACCTGATCTTCGAGGTATGGCATAAACGAAGCGATTCGCGCCTGTTTGCTTTCGCCATCCACATCGAGCACTTCTGTAATAAGGTCGAACGGGTTGGCCGACGAAGCCTGAGGCAGCTCGTTGAGTCGCTTGCCATTGTCGTAAGCTGTAATGATGTTCAGAAGCTTCGCTTCTTGTTCGGGAGTTAGAGCCATTGTTTTAGAATTTTATTAAGTTAAACGAATTGTACTGTTAGAGGATAAGCGAAAAGAAGTCGCTGTAACTTCGCGAATTGCGGGAGTTGCAACTTCAATTTCGATGTCTTTATAAATGTGTGTGTTATGGGTTGGAATTACCGATATTTTTGCAAGCCCGGGTTGAAGCAATTCAATACGGCCATTGGGTTTGATGCGCATTGAATCGGCACCACTGGTAATGTCATAAATGAGGTTGTAAATCTGTACTCCTCCCACGATGGCAACTATATACTTCAGCACGGGATTACGAAGCGTAATTTTTGAGGGATAAACCAACTGCATCTCATCGGGATACAGATAGTTGTTAAACATATCAATTACCCCATCAATGCGTCCGTTCAAGGCATTTACCTGTGTGGTTAATCCGTTTTGCGTTGGCACCAGTGCGGATGAATTCCCGAGCGATTCTACCAGATTAGCCACATCCAGTTTCAGTCCGAGCAGGTAAGTTACCCCAAGCTGCGATATATAGTCTGTCATCGAGGCGCCGGTTCCGGCTTTCGGATTGTAGCTGTTCCAAAATTCATCAGCTGCCCAGGATGCAACACTGGCGCCATCAAACCGGTACAGGTTCCAAACTCCTGAGGAATCAAGGAAGATTAATTTCAGTCCTGCCTTGCGACGATCAGCCGGCACGGCTGCCCTGGCTGTGGCAAATGTGTAATAACCTGCCCCCAGCGGCACTTCAACGGTAACGTTACATTCGGTTTGCAATTGGCTTATTGCTTTCTGACTCATTAAATCGGTAAGCGAAGACCCGGGAACCTGTTTAACGGCAGAAGTCGGAATTTTGTAAGATTGTAGTTCTCCGATTATTTCATACAGCGCTCGCTGACTTACCACATCGGTTTCTGATTCTCCTAAAACCTGCTTTATGGCCGATTTATTGATTTTTGTTTCAAACAAATCGTTAATGAATCCATCAACGTCAGTTAATATGCCGTCGAGTCGATCTATTTCAGCTTTAACTGCAGCTTGACTGAGAATATCGGTTAAAGAAGCGCCAAGTGCTTGTTTGATTGCTGATTTGTCAACTTTGTTTTGCGAAAGAGCATTGATAAGATCAGTAACTATTTTTTGACTCATCAGGTCCGTTGTCGATTGTCCATCGGCCTGTTTTATCACCGACTTATCAACTTTTGTGTTTAATAGAGTTGTTATCGCTGCCTGATTAATCACTTTAGTGACGTCCGCTCCCGTTTCGCCAACTAATTGTGTAAGGTTCAGATACGATTCAATTATCTGCGCAAAAAGGGAACCAACACGCTCAGCGGTATTGGCATTTGCAACGTTTTCATTTTTAATTACTGTTGCTAAAGCGAGCAAATCATTATTGTTCATATTAGTGCTGTTTTATTCGTGAAAGCAAAAAAACACCTCAAAACAGCACAAAAAAAAGACACTCAATCGTTGAGTGTCCCTGTAATTATGTATTGAAATTGCTCTCCGTACAACTGGGCCATCTTTTCAGATAATACTTTTACTGAGTGAAAATATGCCTTGCTATACCATCCCTTAGCCTTTCTTGAATTGCTTTCGCTCCCCAGGGGGGAACCCCTGCCGGCACCCATGTCCACCATCCGGCCATACGCCAGGTAAGTATGTGTTATTTTGCCAACATCGCCACCCGATTGCAGGTGAAGCTCGGTAATAAACGAGGTGAGCAATTCTCCTGAATCGCGCACTCCCATAGCGATAATCTTATCCTGCCAGATGGTAACCATCATTTTTGCCCAGGACTCGTAATACTCGCGTTTGCTTTCTGTAATATCCTGCGTCATGAGAATGTTTCGTCAAAGGTTGGATCAAAAACAATCTTTTCGTCCCAGTCGTCATTATCGTATTGAAGGTCTACCGGCTCGTCGATGGTGATAATGAAGTACAACCCGGTGGTGCCGGCAACAAAGTAACCAGGGACTTCGTGATATGGAATTCTGGTTTTATCCAGGTAAGCCAGCTCATCCATTGTGTTGGAATCGCGAAGCAACCGGGTGAGGAACCGGGAGTATATCTCACGCACCTGGTTAAGCTTTTCGGAGCGATCCTCCTGCGATTTGAAGTTGTATTTCTTCAGGATGTACACAATTACCGATCGGCGGTTAAAATATCCTCCTCCTTTGCGCACTGTTATACCATCGTCGCTATCGTCCACAACCGTAAAGTTCTGAAACTTAGTTAACCGGTTAATTAAATCTTCCAGATTTCCCAGTCCGGAAGATCGGCAAAATGCGTGTTTTCCCCGGGTGAGCTTTAGCCTTGTGTTAATGCTCTTAAAATAATCTACTGCATCCCACATTTTACTGTTTTTTTAGTTGTTCGTATTCCCGGCACTTCTCATTCAGTTCACTAAGGGCATCGATTGTGTTTGCTGCCAGCACCTGCATGCGCTTGGTGATATCGCCCGATGTAAGTATCCGGAGCTGATTGTTGATGATCTCGGCCATGTCCGGAAATGTGGTTTCGTCGTCTTCTGCCCCTGATTCGCGGGCGAATAAATAAGTGAATTTCTTTGAAAAGTACGATTTTACACCTACCATCCACATCATAGCCATCTGTTTTTCCACTTCTCCCCGGCGTTTAAAGTATCTCGATAGTGCATTTACTTTCAGGTCGTTGTATCTTGCTGCCGGCTGATACAATACGGCCATCATTTTATACAGGAAATCTACATTTTTAGTATGTATATACGCCTGATAGTAGTTTTCTGCATCAACATACTGAATAAATGTAGTATCCCGAAGCCATTTATCAACGGGCTTGTACTTCCCGCATTTAACCGGCTGTATACCGATGTGGTTTTTTGTTATCCACTCCATTTTTCGGGCAAAGTATGTTATATCTTCCAGACCCAGACAGAAGTATCCTTTTACTTTTTTCTTATCAAAAAAGTATGTATCTCCAATTCCCCAAACGGGCCTGATTCCCGAAAAGCGGATAAAGCATTTCACCCAGATTTTCTCTGCCGTGGAGCCGGCCAGTTGCAGGCTGGCAATGTACCGAAGCTCCTTTTCTGTGAGTTCGGCGTACGATCGTGGTACTGCTAGTTCTACTTTCATACTCAGATGCCAAAAAAGAATGCGGGAGAATCGGCTGTATTTTCATACTTCGTTCCCGATTTTAGTTTGTACTCGTCGCTCTGTGCATATGCCGGGTAGGTTGTCAGGTTCGAATCCAGAATATTGGCTACGGCATTGAGCAGTTTTACTGCTTCGTCCTTTTTTTCTTCGGCCATTCGTGCCAGTATCATCTTGCAATAATGAATTATATTTCCGGATCCGGCTGTAAATGCATTGTTGCGCAATTCTTCA